GGTTCGGTAACCACTGATGGGCATCCGCACTCGCGTCATGACGGCCCTGGGATTCGGGCCGAAGCCGCAGCCGGAGCAGCCGCCGAGGCGCCGGCGCCGCACTTATGCCGGTGCGGTGATCAACCGGCTGACCAGCGACTGGATCAGCAACGGTACCAGCGCCGACGCTGAGATCAAGACCAGCCTGCGCAAGCTGCGCGACCGCAGCCGGCAGATGGTGCGGGACAACCCGTACGCCAAGCAGGCCAAGCGCACCACGCAGATCAACGTGGTGGGCCAGGGCGTCAAGCTGCAGTCGCAGGTGATGACGCTGCGCGGCAACAAGCGCGACGATCGGATCAACAAGCTGATCGAGGGCCGCTGGGAGCGCTGGACCCGCAAGGACCACTGCGACGTGGCCGGCAAGAACAGCTTCCACATGTTCGAGTGGCTGGCAGTTGGTGCCCTGCCCGAAAGCGGCGAGGTGGTGTTTCGGATCCACCGCAGGCCGTTCGGTGGCAGCAAGATCCCGCTGGCGCTGGAGATCATCGAGAGCGACCTGCTCGACGATGAGTACAACGGCGCGGTAAGCGCCAAGGGCAACGAGTGGCGCATGGGCGTGGAGATCGACCGGTACGGCCGGCCGGTGCAGTACGCCTTCCTGACGCGCCACCCCGGCGACTACTGGTTCCAGGGCACACCGGATCGTGAGAACCGGAAGCACGTGTTCCTGCCGGCCAAGGACGTGATCCACCTGTTCGTGCCGGAGCGCCCCAACCAGCACCGTGGGGTGCCCTGGTTCTCGCCGGTGATCACCGATGCCCATCAGCTGGCCGGCTACGAAGAGGCGGCGGTGGTACGGGCCCGCAGCGCAGCATCATTGATGGGCTTCGTCACTTCACCGGAAGGCGAGCTCGAGGCTGACGACGTTGAGGGCGAACAGCGCATCAGCGAGTTCGAGCCCGGCGTGTTCAAGTATCTGGACCCCGGCCAGAGCGTGGTGGTGCCCGATCTGAAGTCGCCGGACGCCCAGTACGAGGACTTCGTGCGGGCCAAGACGCGGCGGTTTGCGTCAGGTTTTGGGTGCTCTTATGAGACCCTTTCGCGTGATTTCTCGGAGACGAATTACTCCAGCAGCCGTCTGTCGCTGCTTGAAGATCGCGACCACTGGAAAGTGGTGCAGGACTACCTGATCGAGAACTTCCACATGCGGGTGTTCCGCGAGTGGCTGGATGTGGCGGTGTTGAGCGGTGAGCTGGCCCTGCCCGATTACGAGCTGCGGCCGGAGCGCTACGACAGCCCGAAATGGCTGGCACGCGGCTGGAGCTGGGTTGATCCGCTCAAGGAGGTGAAGGCCTACCGCGAGATGGAAGCGGCCGGCTACCTCACCAAGGCGCAGATCTGCGCCCAGCTGGGTGGCGACCTGGATGAGAACCTCCAGCAGATCGCCCGCGAGCGCAAGGCTGCGGCCGAGCTCGGTGTTCAGCTCGATGCCGACATGACCCCTGCTGCTCCTTCAACTCCCGAGGAGCCAGTGGTGGAAGATGGGGAGGCGCCCGACGCCCCGGAGCCTCCCCGTCGCTCCACAAAATCGCGTCGCAAGAAAGCGACTAAGGTGGATGGAGTTCAACCCGAGCGTCCAGAAGGGCCGCTTAACTGATGGACGAACTCAAGGAACACATTGAGGCACCCGAAGAAGAGCGTGCCATGGCTGGGCTGACCGAAGAGCAGGTCGAAGCCATCGGCGAGGTCGTCGCTGAAGTCGTGGCTGAGCACATGACCGAAGCGGTCGAAGATGTCGTGGAGAGCCTGTCTGGCCAGGAAGAGGGCTACGAGACCGATCGTGCCAAGCCCGGCGATCTCAAGACCGGCGATTTCGTGAGCTGGAACAGCTCCGGCGGTCGCGCCCGTGGCCAGATCGAGCACATCATGCGCGAAGGCACCCTGGGCGTCCCCGACAGCGAGTTCAGCATCGAGGCTTCCGAGGAAGACCCTGCCGCCCTGATCCGCATCTTCCGCGAGGGTGGCGAAGGCTGGGCCGCTACTGAGACACTGGTGGGCCACCGCTTCAGCACCCTGACCAAGATCGAAGCCCTGCGCTCGCTCGAGGGCAAGTATCAGCGCACCGAAGCCACCGTGTTTGCGGAGGTGGAGGACCGGACTTTCGAGTTCCCCTTCAGCTCCGAATATCCCGTGGCCCGCTACTTCGGCAACGAAGTGCTGAGCCACGAGATCGAGGCCGCCGACCTCAGCCGTCTGAATGACGGTGCGCCTCTGCTCTTCAACCACAACCCTGACAAGGTGGTGGGTGTCGTCGAGCGTGCCTGGGTCGACGGCCAGAAGAAGCGGGGCTACGTCAAAGTACGTTTCTCCCGCAACAGCTTCGCCAAAGAGGTGATGGCTGATGTCAAAGATGGCGTTCTTCGGGGCGTCAGCTTTGGCTATGCGATCAGCAAGATGGAGGAGCGAGGCGACAACTTCGTAGCCACTCAGTGGAGTCCGTACGAAGTGTCGGTCGTTAGCATTCCGGCAGACCCCACTGTGGGTGTAGGCCGGTCGCTCGCGATCGACTCTGCGGCCCCCGCCGCATCACCAACCCCAGAACCGAAGGTTCCTGAAATGGAAAACACCACCCCTGACGTGGAGGTGATCCGGTCCAAGGCCGTTGAGGCCGAGCGCAGCCGTATCGCTTCCATCACCGCCCTCGGCGACAAGCACGGCATGGCCGATCTTGCCCGTGAGCTCATTGACGGTGGCCGCAGCCTCGACGAGGCCCGCGCTGCCTTCCTCGAAAAAATCGACACCCGCAGCACCAAAGTGGAGCACCGCATCGCCGAGACCCAGGAAGTGGGTCTGAACGACAAAGAGACCCGCAGCTACTCCTTCCTGCGTGCTCTGAACTACCTTGCCAACCCCGGCGACAAGAAGGCCGCTGAGGCTGCCGCCTTTGAGCGCGAGGTGTCTGACGCCGCCGCCAAGGCCTACGGCAAGCCCGCCAACGGTCTGATGGTGCCCAACGAGGTGCTGCGCCGCGACCTGGCCACCTCCCCCTCCACCGCCGGCGGCAACCTCGTTGCCACCGACCTGCTGGCTGGCTCCTTCATCGAGCTGCTGCGCAACAAGCTGGCCCTGGCCGGCGTGGGCGCCACCGTGCTGAACGGCCTGCAGGGCAACATCGCCATCCCCAAGCAGACCGGCGCTGCCACTGCCTACTGGGTGGGTGAAGGCTCTGCTCCGACCGAGAGCCAGGAGACCCTGGGCCAGGTGACCATGACGCCCAAGACCGTGGGCGCCTTCGTGGACTACAGCCGCCGCCTGCTGCTCCAGTCCAGCGTGGACGTTGAGCAGATGGTCCGCAACGACCTGGCTCGCGTGATCGCCCTGGAGATCGACCGCGCAGGCATCTACGGCTCCGGTTCCAGCAACCAGCCCCTCGGCCTGATCAACACCGTGGGCATCAACACCAAGGCCCTGACCGGCTACGGCACCTTCGCCGAGCTGATCGACATGGAGACCGAGGTGGCCAAGGACAACGCCGACGCCGGCTCGCTGTTCTACCTGATGAACGCTGCTGCTCGCGGCGCTCTGAAGTCCACCGCCAAGTCCGCCTCTGCTGTGGCTGCTGGCTTCGTGTACGAGAACAACGAAGTGAACGGCTACCCCGCCGTGGTGTCCAACCAGCTCGCCCTGGACGACATCATCTTCGGTGCCTTCGACCAGATGATCATGGGCCTGTGGTCCGGTCTGGATCTGACCCTGGATCCCTACGCCGGCGCCACCAGCGGCACCGTTCGCATCATTGCCCTGCAGGATGTGGACTTCGCCGTGAAGCAGCCCGGCGCCTTCTGCTACGGCACCGGTGCCCTGAGCTGAGCATGATCGCTGGGCTGATTCAGGCCAAGCGGAATTACAACCCCTCCCTGGTTTCGGCCGGGGAGGGCTTTCTCTTGGCGTACCGGTCTGAGCCGGAAAACTTCAAGGTCAGCGAGATCGTGCTGGCCGAGATGGATGGGGCGCGGAATGTGCTGCGCAACCAGCGGCTGAAGGTGCCGGGAGTCGAGAAGGGGTGCTCGCTCGAGGACCCGAGGCTGTTCATGTACGGCGACTGCCCGTACATCGCGTTTTCAATCGCCTGCTATGGCGCCGCCGATGGCTGGAAGTGCGTGCAGGCGTACGGCCGGCTGGTGAAGAAGGGCAAGACGTGGAGCCTGGCCCAGGTCTGGGTGCCGAAATACGGCGCCAACGACTGGAGCAGCAAGGAGAAGAACTGGACGTTCTTCGAGGCCGAGGGTGCGCTGCGGTGCATCTACGACATGGGCGCCAGCGGCTGGGTGGCGCTTGAGCTCGATGGCGACGAGGTGGTGCAGGAGTGGCGCAGCGAGCCGGTGCGCTGGCGCTGGGGCCGCATGAGCGGTGGCACCCCGGCGGTGGACTGGCAGGGCCAGAAGCTGACCATGTTCCACAGCTGGGAGAAACATCCGCGCCGCAGCCGGCTGTATCACGCGGGGTGGCTGGCCTTCAGTGCGACGGCACCGCACGCGCCGGTGATGATGTCGTCGGCGCCGGTGATGACAGCCAAGGAGGAATGGGGTGCGCCGAACAGTGGCCAGGGCTGGCAGCCGCTGTGCGTGTTCCCCGGCGGGCTTGAGGTGTTCGGGCAAAAAGCACTGGTGGCCTATGGCCGCAACGACCTCGACTGCGCGATCGACGCGATCCGGGTGGAGCAGCTGCGCCGGGTGGCGCCGGCTGTGAGTGCTCGCGGCGAGGTGCGAATCCGGCTCACCGGCGACGTGATGATCAAGGGGCAGCCGGCCTGGGCCGGGACCGAAGTTGCAGTGCTGGCGGCCGATGCAGCTAGCCTGATTGCACGACAGAAGGCGGTGCCATTGTGATCACCGAAGACCTCAACCTGTTCCTGCAGGATTTCGGCGTCACCTGCACGGCCGGCGCGATCACCGCCAACGGCATCCTCGACATGCCCAGTCAGGTGGTAGCTGACGGCATGGTGCTGACCACCGACTACAAGCTGACATGTCGAGCCAGCGACTTTGGCGGCCTGCTGTATGGCGATCAAATCACTGTTGACGGCGCCCTGTATCAGGTGCGCGAAACGATGCACATCGACGACGGAAAATTCGTCGAAGTCATGCTGACAAAAGCCTCCTAGGTTCCCGCTTTCTCCCGCCATCCTTCGCGCCCCGACAGCGCACCATCGCTAATCTGGAGCCATGACGAAACGCGAACAGGTCCTGGCCGCGATCCGCACGGCGCTGACCGGCACCGTCGGTGTCAGCTCGCGGATCTATCGCAGCCGGGTGGAACCGATTGCCCGCAACGAAAGCCCGGCGATCGTTGTCGAGCCGCTGACCGACATCTGTGAGCAGAACACCAGCCTGCCAACGCTCGACTGGTCGCTGACGGTGCGTGTCGCAGTCATTGTTCGCGCCAACATTCCAGATCAGGCGGCTGACTCCACAGTTGAGTCGCTGCATTCCAAGCTGATGGCTGATCTCTCGCTTGGCGGACTGGCGATGGATATTCAGCCCCTGCGAGTAGAGTTTCAAGCAGTAGAGGCAGATGTGCCCGCTGGTGTCGTCATGTGCGACTACCTTGTGAGGTACAGGACCTCTGTCACGAACCTCGGTGCATGACATGACCGATGAATACCATGGGCAAGGAGGCACTTACCTCCAGGACCCCAAAACCGGCAAGCGGAAGCTCGTCGAGCGGACTGAGCCGGCCCAGCCCCAACCCCCATCTGAGGTAACCAGCGATGCCGCTCCTCTCACGCAAGCGCCTGATTCTGGCGAAGAGCGAGGCGACCTACGGGACTGACAGCACCCCCGCTGGTGCCGATGCCGTCCTCGTCCGCAACCTTGAAATCACTCCCCTGGAGTCGGATGTCGTCAGCCGCGACCTGATCCGTCCGTACCTGGGCAACAGCGAGCAGCTGCTGGCCAACAAGCGCGTCAGCATCACCTTCCAGGTGGAACTGGCCGGCTCGGGCACCGCCGGCACCGCGCCTCGCTACGGCTCGATCCTGAAGGCCTGCGGCCTGTCGGAGACCGTGGTGGCGACCACCAGCGTGACCTACGCACCGGTCAGCACCGGCTTCAGCTCGGCGACCATCTACTTCAACAACGACGGTGTGCTGCACAAGGCCACTGGCTGCCGTGGCACCTTCTCGATCGGTTGCAACCTGAACGAGATCCCCACCATCGATTTCACGATGACCGGGATCTACAACGCCCCGACCGATACCGCCGCCCCGGTGGTCACCTACTCCAACCAGGCGACCCCGCTGATCTTCAAGGAAGGCAACACCTCGGGCTTCAGCCTGCTGGGCTACAGCGGCTGCCTGATGAACGTCAGCTTCGACATGGCCAACGATGTCATCCATCGCGAGCTGGTCGGCTGCACCCGCCAGGTGCTGATCACCAACCGTGCCCCCTCCGGCACCGCTGTGATCGAGGCCCCGACGATCGCCCAGAAGGACTACTTCACGATCGCCGAGAACAACACCACCGGCAGCCTGACCTTCGCGCACGGCACCACCGCCGGCAACATCGTGACCTTCACCGCCCAGAAGGTCGACATCGGCCAGCCCACCTACTCGGATAGCGACGGCATCCAGATGCTGAACCTGCCCTATGTGGCGATCCCGACCAGTGCCGGGAACGACGAGGTGGGGCTAGTCTTCACCTGATCCAAGGAGCCTTTCATGGCCTTCGTCCGCAAGAAGTCTTCTTCCTTCAAGTGGCCGGTCCCCGTCGAATTTCCCGTCGACGGTGGCCGGTTTGAAACCGAGTCCTTCGACGCGGTCTTCAAGCGGGTTGGTCGCGCCGAATTCACCAAGCTGGTGGACAAGGGCGACCTCGACCTGCTGGAGGGCGTGCTGGAAGGTTGGGAGGGCGTCAAGGACGAGGCCGGGAAGGAGATCCCCTTCACCAAGTCCGCGCTCAAGGACCTCCTCGACGACCCCTTCTTCACCAAGGCGGTGATCAAGGCCTACCTCGAAAGCCTTGAGGGCGGCAAAGCAAAAAACTGAAGGAGGCGGCCCAGTATTGGGCTGCCGCCGGTTCAGTCAAAGACGATTCAAAGGACGACGCTCAGATCATGGGCATCGTCCTTCCTGATGCGGAAGAAGAGTCGGAAGACTGCGAGGTCTGGCCCGAAAACTGGGACATCGTGATGATGTTTTTGCGCATGCAGACGCAGTGGAACATCACGATGAGCGGCTACGCCGGCCTCAAGTACGAGGTCCTGCGGTGGCTGTGCGACCTATACTCGGTGGAGGATCCCAAGGCCATGCTGGAAGGCATCCAGGTCATGGAAGCGGCAGCCCTTCAGGTTCTGAACGACGATGGCAAATGAGGATCTCAGGGTAAGGATCACGGCCCAGATCGCCGGTCTGGACCAGGTCGAGAGCCTCAAGAACGCCGTCCGGCAGCTGCAGAGCACGGCGGCGCCGGCCGCTGCCGACCTGCAGAAGCTGAAGAATGCCGCCACGCAGCTCGGCAGCGCCACGGACCGCACCGAGTCGGACCTGCGCAAGTCGATCAACGCTCTGAAGGATGTCCGTGCGCAGCTGACGCTGACCGGCACCGAGTACAAGAGCCTCACCAAGACGATCAACGAGTACCAGCGTGCGCTGGACAAGGCGACGGGCACGCAGCGCAATGGCGGCGGCAGTCGCACGGGTCAGGCCATCGGCGCCATCGCCTCCGGCGCGATTTTCGGTGGCCCTGAAGGCTTCCTGGGCGGCCTCGGCGGCGCTGCGCTGGGAGCCGTTACCGGCGGTGGCGCCGTTGCCGGTGCGTTTGCCGGTGCTGCAGCCGGTGCGGCCGCCGGCGTGTTCCGCCAGCAGATCACCGGCGCGTCCGATTACGCCTCCGAGATCTCGCGCCTGCAGATCGCGCTGAAGGGCGTCAGCACCGATCAGGGCGAGTTCAACAACAGCCTCAGATTCATCAAGGACTCGGCGCCGCAGTTCCTGACGAGCCTCGGCGACGCCACCAAGAACTACACCCGACTGCAGGCCTCGGTGCGCGGCACCGGCGGCAGCATTGAGGACACCCAGGCGGTGTTCCGGGGCCTCAGCGCGGCGATCGTGGCCACGGGCGGCGGCACCGAGCAGCTCAACGGGGCGATGCTCGCCGCGTCGCAGGTGTTCTCCAAGGGCAAGGTGAGCGCGGAAGAACTGCGCGGTCAGATCGGTGAGCGACTGCCGGGCGCCTTCACGATCTTCGCCCAGGCCGTGAACATGACGCCCCAGCAGCTCGACAAGGCGCTGGAGCAGGGCAAGGTCTCAACCGAAGACTTTGTGAAGTTCAGCCAGGAGCTGTTCAAGCGCTACGGGGATGCGGCGAAATCGATCGGCGACTCGCCGTTCGCCGCGAGCATCCGGTTCCAGCTGGCGATGGACAACTTCCGGCTGGCGGCCGGCCAGTCGCTGCTGCCGATCATCACCGCCTTCCAGAACTTCGGCACCGAGGCGCTGAACTCGCTGACCCGCGTGGCCGAGGGCACCACCAACTGGCAGAAGGCCATCGGCAACACCTTCGACAACGTCAGCAAGCTGATCGGTGGCGTCCAGGGCCTGAAGAACATCTTGAGCGGGCTCACGAAGACGCTGATCGTGCTTGGCACGACGATGGCCGGCGTGTTCGCGGTGCAGAACATCGGCACCTTCGTGGCTGCCTTCAAGACCGTCGTCACGGTCACCACGACGCTGGTCAAGGTCACCAGGGAGCTGCTGACGCTTGAGAAAGCGATCACCGCGCTCAAGGCCATCCAAGGTGCGCTGCAGGCGCTCATCAGCGGCGCCGCGTCTGGCGCGGTCAAGGGGCTGCGCAGCGCGAAGGGCGTTGGCGCAGTCGTCGGCCTCAGCGCTGGCGCCCTCGCGGCGGCTGCCTTCAAGGACGACATCGACAAGGCCATCAGTGGCGTCGTCGATTCGATCGGCGGCAAGTTCAACGACCTGTTCAAGATGCCCGAACTGGGCGGCAACTTCGGCGGAGTCCAGCCGCCGCTGCCGCCTGGCGCCGACGATGGCGACGCAGAAAAAGACGCAGCGCGGCTTGCGCAGGAGCAGCAGCAGTACAACGAGGCCACGGCCAGGGCCAAGATCGAGCTCGACAACCGTATTCACCGGAATGCGCTTGAGCTGGTCAGGAAGCGCTACGAGTACGAGCGCGAACTGCAGGAAAAGACTGCCGACAACTGGGTCAAGAGCTACACGGGCGCGAGCCGAAGCGCTGCTGGCATCATCACGCGAGCACTGAGCGAGATGGAGTCGCTGCGCGGTCGCGAAATGAACTCGGCGCTCAATGTGCAGTCTGCAGAGCGAGCGGTCGCGGCTGCCAAGCAGCTGGCGGCTGTTACCGGCGGTGGCGGCGGCTCGGGCGGCGGCGCAAGCGGACGGATCATCGAGTATCTGACGGGAGACAGGTCGCATCGCGGCTATCGCGCTGACCACGGTGGCTCGAACTATCACGAGCACGTTGCGTTTGAGACCGCCAAGCAGATGCGGGCGGCGATGCAGGCCCTGCAGGCCGCCGGAATTCGCATCGGAAGCACCACCGGTGGACGCCACGCTGCGGGCTCCTACCACTACAGCGGGCAAGCCTTTGACGTGCCGGCCAGCCAGGTGCCGGTGGGGCAGGAGCAGGCACTGAGCCGCCGCGTTCGGTCTGTCCTTGCGGCGGCCGGCTTCACCGGCATGGGCATCGGCGGCGGCGGCAACGCCCCTGTCGGATCCGCTCGCGCAGCCCTGCAGCGCCGCAACGTCGGAAATGTCGGCGAGGTCGCAGAGGCCGGCGCTGATCTCGCCCAAGCCACGGCCATCGCCAAGCTCGACGAAGCCCAGATCAAGCGGCTGCGCGAGCTGCTTTCCGACAGCACGGTGCTCGACTACACCGAGCAGATCCGCGAGCAGACCCGCGAGCTGCAGAACCAAAACGCCATCCAGGAGCTGCGCAACCGCCTTCTGGCCGAGGGGCGCTCGCCCGAGTACATCGACGCCGAAGTTCGTCGTGCCGAGGCGCTCCAGCAATTCTCTGCTCAGCTGCAGCCGGCAGAAGAAAAGCTGGAGCAGCTGCGGAAGAAGTTCGCCGAGACCAAGGACGTGAAGCTCGGCGAAGACATCAAGCTGCTGGAAGCGGCTGTTGCGGCCCTGAAGGCGCGATTCCCGGAGCTGACTGCCGAGCTCGACAAATTCATCAAGAAGCAGCAGGAGGCCAAGGACATCGCCGAGGGCTTCAAGGGCAGCCTCGGCGCGTCCCTGACGACCTACTACAAGCAGCTCAGCGACTTTGGCGGCGCGGTTGGCGGTGCCATCACGGGAGCCTTCAAGGGGCTCGAGGATCAGCTCACCAATTTCGTCACCACCGGCAAGGCCAATTTCGCCGAGCTGGCCCGCAGCATCCTGGCCGACATGGCTCGCATCGCCATTCAGCAGGCGGTGATCAAGCCGCTGCTGGGTGGGGTCATGAACCTGTTCAACATCCCCCTCCCCAACGCCAAGGGCAACGCCTTCGCCCAGAACGGCATCGTGCCCTTCGCCATGGGCGGCGTCGTCGACAAGCCCACCCTGTTCAAGTTCGCCAATGGCGGTGCCGGGCAGCTGGGCCTGATGGGCGAGGCCGGTCCCGAGGCGATCATGCCCCTGCGCCGGGGTCGCGACGGCAAGCTGGGCGTCGTGGCTCAGGGCGACGGCGGTGGCGTGACGGTCAACGTGTCGGTCGACGCCACCGGCTCCAGCGTCCAGGGCGACGCCGGCCGGGGGCAGGAACTGGGTCGCGCGGTGGCGCAAGCTGTCCAGGCCGAGTTGGTCCGCCAGAAGCGCCCTGGCGGCCTGCTCGCGGCATAGGATTGACCCATGGCTGTGTTCACCTGGACCCCATCGTTCGAGGCCACCGAGAGCAGCAAGCCTCGGGTGCGGAAGTTTGCGGCTGGTGACGGATACGAGCAAAGGATCCGCTTCGGCCTGAACACCGATGCCAAGGACTGGGACCTGATCTTCGCCGAGCGCACCGACGTGGAGCGCGACGAGATCGCTGGCTTCCTTGAGGCGCGTGGCGGCGCGGAGTCGTTCGACTGGACGCCACCGCGTGGCACCGCCGGCAAGTATGTCTGCGAGGAGTGGCAGGTCACGCTGAGGGCCTGCAACTTCAACACCATTCAGGCGAAGTTCCGAGAGGTCTTTGAACCCTGATGGCCGTCCCGGTTTCCGATCTCCAGGCCGTTGCGCCCAGCGCCGTCATCGAGCTGTTTGAGCTGGAGCTCAATCCAACGCAGCACGGCGTCACGGACACCTACCGCTTCCATTCCGGCACCAGCCTGAACAGCAACGGCGAGCTGATCTGGAACGGCCAGAACTACCTGCGCTTCCCGGTCGAGGCCGATGGCTTTGAGTACAGCGGCAACGGCCAGCTGCCCCGGCCCAAGGTGCGAGTGAGTAACATCATGGGCACCATCACGGCGCTGCTGCTCAGCCTGCCGGACGGGCTCGAGGGCGCGAAGTTCACGCGCATTCGCACCCTCGCCCGCTACATCGATGGCGCCAACTTCCCCGGCGGCACCAACCCCTACGGGACGCCAGATCCCACCGCTGAATTTCCGCGTGAGATCTTCTACGTCGACCGCAAGGTGGCGGAAACCCGCGACGTGGTGGAGTTCGAACTGGCGGCCACCTTTGACCTGGCCGGCGTGCGGGCGCCGAAGCGCCAGTGCATCGCCAACATCTGCCAATGGGTCTACCGCTCGGCGGAGTGCGGCTACACCGGCGGCCTGCCCACCTGCAGCAAGACCCTCGACGACTGCAAGGCGCACTTCGGCGCGAACGCCGAGCTGCCCTACGGGTCCTATCCGGGCATCGGCACCTACACGGTATGAGCATGAGCGACTGGCGCACCGCAGCACTTGAGCACGCCAAGGCGGAGGACCCGCGCGAGGCTTGCGGCCTGGTGGTCGTCGTCAAGGGCCGCGAGCGCTACTGGCCGTGCCGCAACCTCTGCACCAGCACCGATCAGTTCATCCTCGACCCCGACGACTATGCCGCCGCCGAGGATGCCGGCGAGATCGTCGCCGTGTTCCACAGTCACCCCGTGACGCCGCCCCAGCCCAGCGGGCCGGATCTGGTGGCGTGCGAGAAAAGCGGTTTGCCGTGGCACATCGTCAACCCGAAGACCGAGGTGTGGGGCGGCTGCGACCCGTCTGGCTACCGGGCGCCGCTGATCGGCCGCGAGTGGGCCTGGGGCGTCACCGACTGCTGGACGCTGGCGCGGGACTGGTGGCAGTCGCATGGCCTGCAGCTGCCCGACTGGGAGCGGCCGCTGACGCCGGAGCAGTTCGCATCCGCGCCCATGTTCGACGGCTGCTGGAAGGCTGCAGGATTTCGCGAGCTGGACGACGAAGAGGATCTGCAGGTGGGCGACGCGCTGCTGATGAGTATCGCCGGGCCGGGCCTGAACCACGTCGGCGTCTACATTGGCGACGGCCTGGTGCTGCATCACATCCGTGGCCGGCTGAGCAGTCGTGATCTCTACGGCGGCTGGCTGCAGAAATGCACGGGCCGGCGGCTCCGGCATCCCGGCTTCATTACCATGGGTGGAGGCTGAGCGAGGCCATGCTGCGCGAGATTCGGGTCTATGGGCGGCTGGCGAAGTTCCTCGGCCGGCGTGTGTTTCGTGCGGAAGTCGCGAGCGCAGCCGAAGCAGTGCGCTTCCTGCTGACCAACTTCCCGCAGCTGGAGAAGCACATGGCCGACCAGCACTACCGGGTGAGCGTCGGCGGCTATGATCTGAGCCTTGACGAGCTGCACGACCCGGCGGGCGAACAGCGGATCCAGATTGTCCCGGTGCTGGCGGGTG